ACTGACGCAGGCATCAGGCCGCACCAGGGCGATGACTCGCTGGCCATCGTTGATCCAGCCCAGGAGCTCGGAGTCAAGCCAACGGACTCCATCAGCATCGTTCAGGACGATCCGAGCACGGTTGATGATGTCGCTTGCAATCATTGGTCACCTCACCAGAGAACCTTGCGAGCCCAGTGGTTCGCGCTGAATACGTCATCCTTGGTCAGCTTCCCGTCCTTGTTCTTGATCCCGGCAGACCGGGCAAGGTAGTTGGCTCGACGCTCGGGATCCTTGTGCTGAGTGAAGTCCTCCATGCCACGCAGGCCGAACCGCACCAGCTTCACTTCATCGCCCTTCTTGGCCAGCACCATCTTCTTTTCCTTGGCACCGTCCGGGGCGTCCTTGGGCTTGTTGAAGCCGTCAAACTTCTGGCCTCGGTAGACAAGCTTCCCGCCTTCACGCTTGACGTCACTCGCCTTCATTTCCGGCCCTTCTTCTTGAATGCGACCGCCTGCACCATCTCGGCAGCACTGGGCTGCGCAGGCTCTGGTACCGCCTCAGCCACCGGCTCGACAACCTCAGGCTCCGGGGGAGAAATCAGTTGAGGAACTTGTGGCTCATACGGCTCCATGTCGGAGCGTTCGGCCAGGAATTGAGTCCAGACGTAGATCGCGCCTGAACCCTTCTGCTTCAGAAGTTTCATGGTTGAACTATAGGAGAGGCGGGGCCGTAGCCCCGCCTTTCAGGTCAGGCCGATTAGGCCTTCTTCACGTAGCCAGCGACCAGGGCCTCAGGCTTGGTGACCTTGAAGCCATACACGTTCAGGCCGCGCATGATGTTGCCGAAGGTGGACTGCGCACGGAGCGTTTCCACATCGGTGATCTGCGAGGCGAACGAGATGGCATCACGGGTACCAGCCATGATGTTCCAGGCGGTGCTGTCAGCGTTGGCACCCGTACCACCAGAAGCCGCATCAGCGCCCAGGTCGGCAACCTTGGTCAGGTTGTTCGACACATAGACGGTGAAGCGGTCGATCTGGCCGATCTTGCCGTTACGCAGGGGCGTCACGGAATCGCCGGTCAGGTAGGCTTGCTTCAGATCAGAGTTCTTGATCAGAGTAGCCATCCACGGGGGGATCACCAGCCAACGACCGGTCTCGGGCACGTTCTGCTCGTCCAGGGCCAGGCCCATGTCGAGAATCATGTCGAGCACGTTGGTCTTGTCAACGCCACGGGGAGCGCCAGTGGCACCCAGGTTCAGGTTGCCCGACTCGGCACCAGCGGTCGCGCCCTTGTTGGCGGTAGCCGCATCGGCAAAGACGGAGCCCAGAACGTGAGCGTCGATGGCGATCTTCATCTGCTCGCCAGCGTCGTTGGTGAACATGTCCATCAACTTGACGTCAGCTTGCACGGCGTCCACATCGTCAACCACCACGGAGAAGTAGCGACCATGATCGATCGTGAGCGACGTCGGGGTGGACGTCGGCACTTCGTTCGTCAGGTTCATACCCTTCGTGTAGGTACGGATGGTGATCGTCGGGATGGCGCGGATGGTTACCTTGTCGCCTTGACCCTTGATCTCGCCTTCCCAGTCGTTGTTGGTGATCTCACCCAGGACGGTGGACTTGTAGAACTTCACCTGGAGCTTGCCCGAGAACAGCTCCGGAATGAACTTCGACGCGCCACCACCAGAGGTGGAGTAGACGGGATAGTTGGTGCCCGACGGCAGGAGAGCGGTCGGGCTGTTTGCGGTAGAGACAGCCATGATTAATTACCTCATCATCGATGGCAGCTCCTGACGGGGAGTCAGCGGACTCGTCCTTCGCCAATCGCTGACTGAATATCAGCTTCGATGGCAATCGCGTCGTTGTCCGAAATCTCTCCGCGTCGTACACGTCCGTAGAAGTCCGCGATCTCGCCTCGCGTGTAGAAACGCTTGGCGGGAGGCGCAGACGCCTGCCGTCCCGTGTCCGGCGCGACCTGAGCTTCCAAACTCCGGTTCGCGGTTGCCGCCCACGATTGACTCGCACGCTTGTACGCAGTGAAGAACTTGGCTACCCGATCCGCATCTCTGTCAGCCTCGGCCTGCGCCAGGAGGTCTTGACGACGGATCCCCGTCAGATCATCCAGCTCGTTGAGCCACTTGTGGAAGTTCTTGTCGTCGTTGATCGTCACCCAGTCTGAGACCTTGGTGTTCAACGCCGTGTAGAAGTCCACCTCAACGTTCTTGGTCGTCTTGTTCGAGAGCTGCTGCACCATCTCCTTCAGCTCGGAGATCTCGTTATCCTTGTCTGCCAGCTCTTCTCGAGCGGCTCGACGGACGACGTCGATCAGTTCCGAACCGAATGTCTCGACTTCCTCGGGCTTCACCAACTGAGCCTTGGCCTGCGGAGCTTGCTTCAGCCTTTCGACCGTTGCCGAGAGCTCCTTGAGCTGGTTCTTCAGTTCGCGGTTGTCCGCTGCCAGTCGAGGCACTTCCGATGAGTACTTACCGGCCAGAACCTTGTAACGGTGTTCCCAGGTGTTCTGCTGGTCGTCCGACTCCGGGGCTTGAGCTTGTGGCTCTTGGCCTCCGTCGTTGGCAGCAGGCTCCTGAGAGCCTTGGGGTTCGGGCGGCTGCAAACCGTTGGGCGGGACTTCAGGTTCCGCTGGCTGGTTCGCAGGTTGTTCGGCAGACCCATTGGGGTTTCCGTACACAGCCTCGTAGAGTTTGTTCGCCTGTTCTTCCTGTTCCAGTACTGCGCGTGGCAAGTTCATTTCAACTCCGTGAGCCGCTGATACCCGACGACGAGCCTATGACGGTGTTCGTCCCGAAGTACCTGATGCGGTCTTCTCCGGTTCCCGGGAAACGCCCGGGGCGCTTGCAATCAACGATTGCGGATCAGTGACCTCGCTCGACCAGCGTAGTCGCTGAGGAAGTCCAGAGCCTGGTACGCGCCTTGGTGCCAGCGGGTGAGTACATCGTCCCGCGACTCCATCGACAACTTCACCAGCTCCTGCTTCGACTCAACGATCCACGTCTTGATCACTTCGAAGTCGTGGTTACCTTCCAATGAAGCGAATGCTGAGATCACCCGTTCGTCAGGCTTCTTCAGCATTACCGCTTCCGAACAACAGACGTGCCTTCGCGTTCGGCGGCGGCAGCATCTTCATAAACCTTGCGTGCGCGATCGGCGTTGGCCCGGGCAGCGGCCTTGGCGGCTCGGCTGAACTCCGGGTTGCTCTCCGCATCACGCGCAATCTTTTCGTACTCAGCAAACTCTTTGCCCTTGGACTGAGCCAGCGACATCGAGGGCTTGGGACTCTCGGCCTTCGGCGCAGCCTTGGGCTTGTCCGAGGCCATGTCAGTCGTGTACTTCTTGCCCTGCCACTCGAAGGTCTTCTGGCCAGCCTTGCGAGCTGCGGCAAACGCAGCACCAAATTTCATCGGCTCGGCCTTGGGCTCCTGTGCGGCAGACTCGGTCATGCCGTCCATGCGGCCAACCGACTCTCGGGGAGCGGCGTCAGGAATCGAAGGCTCGGCGGAGCTGGCGCGGTTCATTGCGCCTTCCAGATCACCGAACTCATCCACCACACCACCATCCGCATAGCCACGAACCTTGGGCGTGTGGAAGGAGAACGCGCTGGTGGAGCGGGTGTTGCCCTTGGGCACACCGGTCGCCCCGCCCTTGCTCATGTTCTGACGAGACCAGTCAGGGACGTAGCCAGGGCCGCAGCTGCTGCCCATGTTGACGGCTCCGCCGTCGGCATACATACCGGCAGGCATCACACCCTTCTTCATCGGCATCGGCTTCTTCATCATTTGCTTCACCTCTGGGCGAATTGTCATTGAACGATGTTCGCGTCCGTGCCACCGGCAGGGTTGCCTGCGGCATCGGTCGTCGTCGGAGCGGGAGGCTGACCGCCTTGCATGGCCATCTGCGCCATCTGCTGCTCTTGCTGCTTGGCCATCTTGAACTTCAGCTCTTCGGGCGACGGCACGATCTTGTCGGTGTCCATCTGGAGCGCCTTGGCGTTCTCACGCAGCAAGTAAGCGCGACCCTCGGCTCCGATGATCTGGAGATCCACCGGGTTGGCCGTAGCCGCCAGGAACTCGTTGCGACGGATCTGGAGCTGCTCGCGCATGACCAGACCCAGCGTGCCCTTGGCCACGACCTTGAAGTCGCCTTTGATGTACGGGTCGGGGTGGTACATCATGTTGTGGATGTACAGCCGGGTGACCACGCCGATCACAGCCTGGTCGCAAGCGGCGATCGCCTGCTTGATGCCCTTGCTCGCGTTGTCCATCAGCATCGACAGACCGGAGGCGGTGCGACCTGCACCAGCCACAGCACTAGAGCCGTAGACGTAGTTCGGGATCCCGGTGATCTCGTCGGCCTGCCGCATGAACGTCATGTAGACGTTCATCAGCGACTCGGCATTCATGTTCGGCTGGAAGAACTTGATCGCCGGTTGTCCGCCGCCAGTGCGATCGGACGTGACCTGGAAGATCCGCCACGGGTGCATCGTGGTGACCTGCTCGCCATCGGCCAGTCGGTCAACCACCACCTCGGCCATCGGGCCAGAGGCCAGGCCCATGTTGTTCGCCAGCGAGCGAGCCGCCGCGTTACACATGACCTGCACGTCGCGCATGATCTCGGGCAGAGCCACGCCCCAGAACGAGCCGGGGATCGACTCCCACTGGGCGATGTCGTACGGGCGATGGCCCAGGGGATCCGGGTTGACCACAGCCTTGATCACGTAGCTGCCCACGATCCAGGCGTTGATCTCGTACTCCTTGTACGGATCCAAGCCGGTCATGCCCCATTCCATTAGGGTTTGACCGGATGCAGGGCCCCAGAACTCCAGGGCCTCGATCGTGTTGTCGCGGTACAGGCGGGAGTGCGGCTTGCCTTCCAGGTCGTCGCGCTGCTGGTCGCCGTACTCGTAGTAGCGCAGGCCGCGCTCGCCGTAGTGGTCGAGGGCGCGCTGGATGTTCTCGTCGCTGTAGCCCGGAACGCCAATCAGGTTCGACAGGCTCGAGCGGCGCAGACGGTGACGCTGGATCAGGTAGCCGTCGTTGGGCCCGGTCGAGTTGGGCGAGGGGAAGATGTCGAACGGAGAGACGCGCTCGGTCTCGCGGCTGAAATCGTTGACGACGATCGGGGTGTAGTCGGGGCCCCACTCCAGCCGCTTTTTCTTGCGGACGGTCGGGCCCTTGATGATCGACGTTGGGTAGGTGACGAAGTCGTCCAGGAACTCGTCATACGCCTTTGGCCAACCGCCCTGTGAGAGTTGGTCTTCAATGACTCCTTCGTGCCGATACGCAGCAGACTTCGCTTCTTCGCGCATCTTGACGATGATCTCGTCGTGTACTTCTTGCGACCGAACGCGGAAGGCTTCGGGGTGAATCATCGCGCCTTGAGCCAAGAACTCTTCAGCCTCGGCTCGCACCAGGTCAGCGATGGACGCCGCGACCTCGGGTGGCAGCTTAGGGTTTTCCGCAGGGTCAAGCGCGTACTGGCGATCGCCATTGGTGGTGGAGACGTCCTTGATCCAGCTCTTGGCTGCACGGCACTTGATGTCCGTGAGCATCATGTAGATGTCGGATCCGCCAGTGGATGCGATCTCGTTGGCCTTGTCCGGGTCGTACTCGCCGCGCCGTTGACGCTCACAACGCAAAAGCCGATCGGTGATCGGCATCTTGGCAAACTTGGCGCGAGACCAAGCGTCGTTGATGTGGCGAGCTAGCGCCGATTCGATCAGATCGGAGTTAGGGATTTCCCCACCCACCTCTGCGCTGACATCGGCCTCCACCGGAGGTACGGCTTGATACATGGCTTACGTCCATCCCTTTGCTGATGCTGTTCGCACGGGACGCGCCTTCGGCGTTTGGAACCCGTTGCGCACCTGCATACACAGGTACTGAAGCGCATCCATCGGATGCGAGAACTCATCTTTGACGGGGCGCTCGCGGTATCTGGCCGAGCCATTCGTCTTGATACGCTCGTAGCGATACCGGCCATTGAAGCCTCGTCTTAGGTTGGAGCATGACGGATCGAGCAGTAGGCCCGGGCCACCATCAACCATCCGAGTGAGGAAGTACGCCACGGATTCCCGCCGTGGAATCCAGTCGTTGGTCGGAGCTGGCAGGGTTGGAATCCCCGCCTCGAGTAGCTCCTGGATGCAGGTGCGTTCGTCCACCTGGGAGCGGATCTGGCCTGCGGGGTCACCCATCGAATGACGCTGGAACCCGGCGTACTCGTTGGTCAGAATTGGTCGGACGACGTCGTGCGTGAACTGCCGGATGCCCATGTCTTCGGAGATGATCTCCTTAAGGATCATGAGCTGGCCACGCGGCGTCATCTGGCCGATGATGCAGGCAGGGGTCAAACCAAAGTCCCAGCCCAACAGGATGGGCAGGCCGCGCACCGGTTCGAGCGGCTTCTCCGCCACATGCACCCGATCGTTCCACTCTGGGAAGACCGGCTTGCCGTCGGTGGTGGTGCCGTAGTTGCCAAGCAGGAAGACGTTGATCCACTGATCCTGTTTGCCTGCCAACTGGTTCAAGTAGTACTTGAAGCCGAACGGCAGGTTGTCGATGTTCTCGGCGTCGGGGTTGGGTTCGTACTCGCCCTCGGGGTTGAGGAAGAGTCCGCCTGGCTGACGGAAGAACTGCCACTCCACGGGGCGCAGCACTTCCGCCGACTGGTAGTACCAGTGGTCGTCGTCTGGCGGGTTGGTGTCCAGGATCACGCCGCTCCAGGACGGGCCACCCTTGATCTTCGAGGGGTAGCGCCCGACACGCTGAGTCAGCATGTCGAAGACACCCTTGGGCACTTCGGACGCTTCGTTGATCCAGCCGCCTGTGAGTTCCAGCGATCGCAGCTTGCCGGTGTCCAGCTCGGAGTCCAGCGCCAGGAAGACGACCTCGAGCTCCAGGCTGGTGCCATCCCCGATGTCCGCGATCTTCATCGTGGAGGTGATCGGGGT